CGGTCCTCAAGGCGCCCAAGGTTTGCAAGGTATCCAAGGACCACAGGGACCGCAAGGCCTTACAGGTGCACAAGGTGCAGCATCTTCAGTTGCTGGTCCTCAAGGTGCTCAAGGATTACAAGGCGCTCAAGGTGCAACTGGTCCTCAAGGATCTCCTGGAATAAACGGAGCACAAGGTGCAACTGGTGCTCAAGGCGCGGCAGGTTCAAGTATAACAGGTGCTCAAGGTGCAACCGGACCACAAGGTGCCCAAGGAAGTGCATCTGGTGCTGTCGCGCCTATTCTAAGACACGTCACCGCAGGATTTACAAGTGGCGGCCAAGTTTTTGTAACAGCGACTCAACCTACTGCTTCAGCGGCTGGTGATATCTGGATTGACACTGCAGGAACTACAGGATATACACAAAGTCTCTCGTCAAATGGATGGACTAAGTTGCCAAACGGAGCAATTATTCAGTGGGGAACAGTAACTGTTACTCCAAATACTACAGGATCTGGATCATTTCCAACATCGTTCACCGCGGTTGCCCGAGCTGTGATGAATGGCGTAGGAGATACAGGCGTATTTGGACAGGCTTCTAAAGGTGCAACCATTTTTAGTGTATCAACAACTGGTTTCAGTTGGTTTAACGGAGATGAAAGTTCTCATACCGGTTACTGGTTAGCAATGGGATATTAATAAAATGACAATTTACTACAGCCCAACAACAAAAGGTTTTTACGATACTGATTTTGGGTATCCGTCATTGCCGCAAGATATTGTTGAAATTACCGCAGAGCAACACCAGCAGTTTCTCCATGGTATGAATATGCAAAATAAAGAATTGGTTTTATCACAAGGAAATCTTGTTTTGCAAGATCGAGTCGTGGTAATTACTTGGGAACAAATTAGATCGAAAAGAAATAATCTTCTAGCTTTATCTGACTATACTCAAATGGCAGATTGGCCTGGAGATAAAACTGCTTGGGCTACATATCGTCAAACTTTAAGAGATCTTCCTCAGACTTATACAAATGCAGCAGACGTTGTTTGGCCATCTAAGCCAGGAGAATAATAAGTGCCGCTAACGTTCCTATCTGCTAAACCTGTTAAATATTGGAACGGCTCGTCGTGGGTCGGGAGCCAAGATTTTGCCGCCGTTAAAATGTGGAATGGATCTACGTGGCAATATGTAGGAATACGTCCGTATGCAGATGTAGCCTTAGTTACTTTTAGTCCCGTGGGCGGCACAATATCATCTCCGACTTTTGACACTGCCGAAGCGTATGGTTCCCAAGCAGGTTATACTATCACAGCTTCTTCAAGCGTAGTTTGGACTTATACTGGAGGAGATGGATTTAGTGGATACGCCAGTGTTGCAAGTGGAGGAAGTGCTTCATCAATTGAACTTGTAGCAGCTTATACAGGTGGTTTCAATGAACAAACGTTTAACGTATCAGCATCAAATGGTGCAGAAACTAAATATTGGGTGATAACTGTAACATCTTATAGTTTTGAATAAACATAGCGGAAGAATTAAATGGCACTGAAAGCAAATATCATTATCGATCAAGGCACTTCATTTGCTACGTCTATTGATGTGACTGATGAAAATGGTAACATCGTAAATCTTACAGGATTTACAGGTGCCGCTCAGATGCGTAAGCATTATACTTCGACCGCTCAAACCGCATTTACAGTTTCGATTACTGCTGTGACTGGCGTCGTCGCTCTTTCGATGTCGGCAAATACCACAAATGGCCTTACAGCCGGAAGATACGTATATGACTGTGAGTTGACTGATGGCAGCGGAACAGTTTCTCGTCTTGTTGAAGGTATCGTCACAGTTACACCAGGAGTTACAAGATAATGGCAGGTGCATCTCGTTTAGTCGCTACAATTACAAATAACAACGGCAGATTATCATCTGCTGGTCCTATTACTCTGAAAAATCAAATTCAAGAAATACGAAGTATTGAAAACATACTCGACGTCAGCGTCGTTGAAGCCGCCAATGGCGCTACATTAATCTACAATTCTCAAAATGATAAATATGAGGTGAGACAACTGTCATTCGCGGATCTAGCAGTAGATCTCGACGGCGGATCATTTTAACCTAAAAGGAATAGCCAAATGGCAGACAATTTAATTCAAATTAAAAGGTCGTTAACGACAGCTGATGCGCCAACATTAGCTAACGGTGAATTAGCGTTTACAGCAAATGGCGATCACTTATTTATTGGTTCGAATGGTGCTTCGATCACCATTGCCGGTAAATTTAATCCTGGTATACTGACCGCCAACCAAGCACTCGTTGCGAATGGTACCTCTGGTATCGACAAGATTATTGTTGCTAACGCTGTTGTGACAACAGTTACAGCCAATGGTTCGACGGGTACCAACGGACAAGTACTGAGTTCAAATGGAACAGCCGCTTATTGGGAAACTCCTACTTCTGGCGTATCTGGTTCAAATACACAAGTTCAATTTAATAATTCTGGCGCATTAGCCGGAGACGCAGACTTTACGTTTGATAATACCAATAATAAACTGTCTGTTGCCGGCGGCGTTCTTGCTGGCTCTGGCGGTAACTTCGTCGTTGGTTCTAATTCTTTTGTTGCGAATGCCACCGGTGTATTCTCTACAGGCACCGTGAACGCAGCGATTGTGAGTGTTGGTACGGCGTTCGTAGCAAATGCCACACAGATCAATATTGGAACTAACGTTGCTCTTAATGCAAATGGCACAAATGGTACTGCAGGACAAGTTCTTGCATCGAACGGAACAGCTGTATACTGGGTAACACCTCAAGATGGTGATATTACATCAGTCGTAGCCGGTTCTGGTCTTACTGGTGGCGGTACATCTGGCGAGGTAACTCTTGATGTTGGTGCTGGTAACGGTATCAGCGTCTCTGCAGACGCGATTGCTGTAGTTGCAAATAGCGGTCTTGCTTCAAATACCTCAGGCGTACACGTTATTGCAAATAACGGTCTATCTGCAAACGCAACAGGCGTTTTTGTTGTTGCCGGAGCTGGTATTGCTTCGAACGCAACAGGTGTGCATGTCGTATCTGGTAACGGTACGATTGTTTCGAATACCTCGGGCGTTTATGTCAATGCTGCTGCACTTTCAATTGCCACATCGCAACTTTCAGGCGACGTTGCTCTTGGTTCGGGTACATCAGGCGACTATGTTGCTACTATCACAGCTGGTAACGGTATTTCTGGATCCTCATCTGGTGAAGGTGGTGCAGCCACGATTGCTGTTGTAGCAAACAACGGTATTGTATCGAATACTTCAGGCGTCTTTGCCAAAGCTGCTAACGGTATTTCTGTTGATGGCGCTGGTATCAACGTTGTTGGCGGTGATGGTCTTACAGCTAACGCGACTGGAGTTCATGTTGGTGCTGCTAACGGTATTAATGTCACTGCAGATGCAGTTGGCCTTACCACTGGTTCAACACTCACGGTCAACTCTGCTGGACTCCATGTTAATACTGCACTCTCGATTACAGATCTTTCTCTTTCCGGAAATCTGACTGTTCTCGGTACGCTTTCGACAATCGATACTACCAACCTGACAGTCCAAGATTCGCTGATCGAGCTTGCAAACGGAAACGCAACAACCGACATTCTTGATATCGGTCTTTATGGTCAATACGGTGCCACTGGAGCTAAATATACCGGTCTTTTCCGTGATGCTACAGATGGCGTTTATAAGCTCTTTGCTGGTTCTCAAACAGAACCTACAACAACTGTAGACACTGCAGCAGCCGGTTATACTACTGCTACATTACAAGCATTCCTAAACTCTGGTGGTTTGGTTTCGAACGCGACTAACGTTACTCTTACTGCGAACTCGACACTCGCGGTTGGTATCACAGCGAATACATTGAGTCTTTCGACTGCACTGCCTGGAACAAGCGGTGGTACTGGACTCGCGACTGTTACTGCAGAAGACATTTTAGTTGCTAACTCTTCGAACGGTTTTAGAAAATTAGCTGTTGGCTCTACTGGATTCGTGCTTCAGTCTAACGGTACAGCAGTTGTATACGCAACCCTCGACGGCGGGACATTCTAATTTATGGAAGCTGAATTTGTAAATGAGTACATCAATCGATTACTCGCGAGTGTACATGATCTTACAAGTAAGAACATCATGCTAGAAACAAGACTGGTCATGGCCGATAAAACCATGACCAGTCTTCAAGCAAAAATTGTTGATCTTGAAAAGCTTGGAAATAAAAATAAAAAAGCTGAAGATACTTCTGTATAAATAGAATATTAGGGGTTACATAACCGCTTCGTTGCTCTATATAGAGGTTGAGAATGGCAAATAAATTTCAATTTAAGCGCACGACAATTTCTGGTCGTACAGCTAATACTACTGACGTAGCAAATTCCGGCTTTATTGATAACGGTGAATTTGCAGTCAACCTAACTGACCGTAAAGTCTTCTCTTCAGATGCTGCGAATGCCATCTTTGAAGTTGGTTCAAATCTCTCTTCTCTCGCTGTCACTACGATCGTAGCCAACGGATCTTCTGGATCCAACGGCCAAGTTCTTTCATCGAATGGAACAGGAGTTTATTGGGGCTCAGGCGGTACGGCAAATGCTGCTACCATGAATACCTATACGTTTACTGTCACATCGAATACCACGGTGTTTACAGGATTAGACGACACATCAAACACATTCGTATATACTTTAGGGCTTGAAAGCGTCTTCATTAATGGTTCGCGTCAGATTGCGGCCGTTGACTATAACACGACAAATACCACGGTCTTAACGCTTACATCGAATGCGATTGCTGGTGATATTGTTCAAGTTACAACTTTAAATGGTGCTTCACTTACTCTCGGATCTCAAGGCGCTCAAGGTGCTCAAGGTGCAACCGGTGCACAAGGTGCTCAAGGCACAACGGGTGCTCAAGGCGCTCAAGGTGTTGCTGGCGCTCAAGGTGTTCAAGGCGCAACTGGCGCAACTGGTGCTCAAGGCACAACGGGTGATCAAGGTGCTCAAGGTGTTGCTGGCGCTCAAGGTGTTCAAGGCGCAACTGGCGCAACTGGTGCTCAAGGTGTTGCCGGCGCTCAAGGTGTTCAAGGCGCAACTGGCGCAACTGGTGCTCAAGGTGTTGCTGGACCTCAAGGTGTTACTGGTGCTCAAGGCGCTCAAGGTGCTCAAGGTGCCACCGGTGGAGGTGTAACCTCAGTCGCCACGGCTAATGGACTTTCTGGTGGAACGATTACAACTAGTGGTACAATTGGAGTAACTGCTGGGCCAACACTTACGGTCAATACGACTGGTATTCATGTGAATTCCACATTATCAATCGCCGATCTTACACTCTCGGGTAACCTGACAGTTTCCGGTACAAGAACTTACGTGAACACCACAACACTCGACGTTGGTGATAATATTGTTACGCTGAATGCAGATCTTGGAGCTAATCCTCCTACTGAGAATGCTGGCTTCGAGATCATGCGCGGGACGTCTGCCAACGTTCAGTTCGTCTGGGATGAAACAAATGATCGCTGGTCTACAAACAGTCAACCACTTGCTGTTTCGTCTCTTGTAGCCGCAGGTGCTGCATCTGGAATTACCACCCTTGCTGCCGGTAATACTACGATCACTGGTTTTGCCAACGTAACCTCGACGCTACAAGTAGCTGGTATTACTACTCTTAATGCCAACGTTGCAATGGCAAATAATGTGTTAAGTAATCCTAAGCTTGCTTCATACAAAGAAGCAGTTGTTGCCAATACTATAACAACAACTACTCACACTGTAGATTTATCACTATCCAACGTATTCGATTTGACATTGGCCAACGCGTCTATTACAATTACATTTTCAAATCCTCCTGCATCGGGCAATGCATACAGTTTCACACTTCATTGTAAACAAGACGCCACGGGATCGAGAATAATCACGTGGCCGGCTTCTGTTAAATATCCGAATGCTTCGACACCGACGATGTCAACTGGTGCAAATAAAATCGATGTCTTCAGTTTCTTTACCCTCGACGGAGGTACAACATATCTCGGTGCCTTATCTCTTGCAAATACAGGTTAATAAGAAGGTTATACGATGCCATTAAATGTATTTAGAGCTTCAGGTAAGGCTGCTCCAGCCACACAAGTATTCAATGCCCCCGCAACATTCGTCGTTCCTGCAGGCGTATATTCTATAGATATATCTGGTCGTGGCGGCAATGGAAACGCTGGTAATGCAGGCAATCCTGGTACTGCTGGCAATGCTGGTAATCCTGGAAATAATGGGGCCGCAGGAACTGGTGGTGCTGGTGGTACAGCTGGGACATCTGGCAATCCTGGCGCATCAGGAAATGCTGGCACAAACGGGGCCGGCGGAGCTGGCGGTGCTGGTGGTACAGCTGGAACATCTGGAAATCCCGGCGCATCAGGAAATGCTGGCACAAACGGTGCTGGCGGCCCAGGAGGAGCCGGAGGTGCTGCAGGGAATGCTGGGAATCCAGGTGCCACTGGCAATGCAGGTACGAATGGTGCTGGCGGAGCTGGCGGTGCTGGTGGTACTGCTGGAAATGCTGGAGCGACAGGAAACTCCGGCAATCCCGGTACTAATGGTGCCGGTGGTGCAGGCGGTGCTGCTGGTAATGCTGGGAATCCAGGTGCCACTGGCAATGCTGGTAACCCAGGAACAAATGGCGCCGGCGGTGCTGGCGGTGCTGCTGGTAATGCTGGGAATCCAGGTGCCACAGGAAACTCTGGTAATCCTGGTACCAATGGTGCCGGCGGTGCTGGCGGTGCAAGAGGAAATGCTGGGAATCCAGGTGCCACAGGAAACTCTGGAAATCCAGGAAATAATGGTGCCGGCGGTGCTGGTGGCACTGGCGGTAGCGCAGGTACGGGAGGAGGCGGCGGACAAGGTTCAGCCCGACCTTGCGGTGGCGGAGCCGGTAGCGGTGGTAGTCCGGGCGGTGGCTGCGGTTGTTTTGGCACCCCATTTGCGCCTTGTTCTGCCCCCGGCGGCGCCGGAGGCTCTCCTGGCGGAGGAAATGGTGGCTTTGGTGGAAGCGCAAATCTTGGGGGGTGCGTTTGCGGCGGCGGCGGTGGCGGCGGCGGAGGCGGCGGTAGCGGAGTGACTGGTAATTCAGGGAGTGCAGGTGGTGCGGGTGCCAATGGAAGTGCTGGAAATACTGGAGCCGCAGGATCAGGGGCAACTGCTGGAGCAGCAGGAAGTCCCGGTGGAGCTGGGGCCAATGGAAATGCTGGAAATACTGGAGCAGCAGGAACTGGAGCAAACGCTGGAGCAGCAGGAAGTCCTGGTGGAGCTGGTGCCAATGGTAATGCCGGCACAACAGGGGCGGCTGGAACTGGAGCAAACGCCGGAGCAGCAGGAAGTCCTGGCGGTGCCGGTGCTAATGGTAATGCCGGCACAACAGGGGCCGCAGGTACAGGGGCAACTGCTGGAGCAGCAGGAAATCCAGGTAATGCAGGCGCAGCAGGAAATACTGGAGCAAATGGTAATGCAGGAACAGGGGCAACCGCTGGATCTACTGGCAATCCAGGTAATGCCGGCGCAGCAGGAAATCCAGGTGCAAATGGTAATGCCGGCACTGGAGCTAATCCAGGGGCAGCAGGGAGCCCTGGAAATGCCGGAGCAGCAGGAAATACTGGAGCAAATGGTAATGCTGGCACTGGAGCTAATCCAGGAGCAGCAGGAAATCCAGGCGGTGCCGGAGCTGCTGGTAATGCTGGGACTGGCGCAGCAAACGGAAATCCGGGATCAAGTGGAAACCCAGGCAACGTTTCAACGTTTGGTTCCTTAGCTAATTTTCCAGGTGGAACCGGTGGTACTGGTGGGGCTGGAGGAAATGCTACAAACGGAGCAGCTGGCTCGGCCGGAACTTCTGGAAATCCAGGTGGATCAGGCAATCCCGGAAATAATGGGGCTGCAGGAACTGGCGGTGCTGGTGGTACAGCTGGGACATCTGGTGGTATTGGAGGAACAGGCAATCCCGGTAACAATGGAGCTGCTGGTACAGGCGGCGCCGGAGGATCGGCCGGTACTTCCGGAGGTATTGGAGGAACAGGCAATCCCGGTAATAATGGAGCTGCAGGAACTGGTGGTGCTGGTGGTACAGCTGGGACATCTGGTGGTATTGGAGGAACAGGCAATCCTGGCACCAATGGGGCTGGTGGTGCAGGAGGAGCTGGTGGTAATGCTGGTAATCCAGGAGCCACTGGTAATGCCGGCAATCCAGGAAATAACGGTGCTGGTGGTGCAGGCGGTGCTGCTGGTAATGCTGGTAATCCAGGAGCCACTGGCAATGCTGGTAATCCAGGAAATAACGGTGCTGGTGGTGCAGGCGGTGCAAGAGGAAATGCTGGGAATCCAGGAGCCACTGGCAATGCTGGTAACCCAGGAACAAATGGCGCCGGTGGTGCAGGAGGAGCTGGTGGTACGGCGGGTAACTCCGGATCTCCTGGCAACGCTGGTGTAGGCGGAGGCGGCGGAGGCGGCGGAGGCGGAGGCGGAGCATCGGGTTGGACTTTAAAGCAAGGTGGTAGCGGCGCCGGCAATGCTGGTACCGCGGGTAATTCAGGCAACATAAGTGGTGCTACTAACGGCAACGGCGGCGCAGGCGGCAATGGAGGACTTCTTTCGGGCGCTGCCGGTGGTTCAGGTAATGCAGGAACACCAGGCAGCGCAGGAAATACAGGAGCCGCAGGAACTGGAGCAAACGCTGGAGCAGCAGGAAGTCCTGGTAATGCAGGCGCCAATGGAAGTGCTGGAAATACTGGGGCCGCAGGAACTGGAGCAAACGCTGGAGCAGCAGGAAGTCCTGGTAATGCCGGCGCTGCAGGAAGCGCTGGTACAACAGGAGCGGCAGGAACTGGAGCAAATCCAGGAGCAGCAGGAAGTCCAGGCGGTGCAGGAGCCAACGGAAATGCTGGTACAACAGGAGCGGCAGGAACTGGAGCAAATCCAGGAGCAGCAGGAAGTCCTGGTAATGCCGGCGCTGCAGGAAATGCCGGAGCGACTGGCAATGCAGGAACTGGAGCTACAAATGGTGCAGCTGGAAATCCAGGAGGTGCAGGAGCAGCAGGAAATGCTGGAGCGACTGGCAATGCAGGAACTGGAGCTACAAATGGTGCGGCTGGAAACCCAGGCGGTGCCGGAGCTGCTGGTAATGCTGGCACAACAGGAGCAGCTGGAACTGGAGCTACAAATGGTGCGGCTGGAAATCCAGGAGGCGCAGGAGCAGCAGGAAATACTGGCACAGCAGGTAGTGCTGGAACTGGAGCGACCGCCGGAACAGCCGGCACATCAAATCCTGGAGCATCAGGAAACGCTGGTAATATTGGTACTACGACAAATTCAGTATCAGTAAAAGTATACCCATATCAAATAGTTTCTATAAATATTGGAACAGGCAGCGCTAATGGTACGATGAGTGTAACATTTTAGCACAAATAACAAAAAGGAAACAATACATGCTAGTAGGAATTAAAGACGTTTATCTTTATACTGGTTTGACTACGACAGGTGGCAACGACTCTGCTGCAGCCTATCAGTGGCTACAGGATAATAACATTGAGTTTACTCATTTATCATACAACGATAGTAGTCAATACGAATCTGTATTCAATGCTCTAAATACATGGGATATTGGAGAATTTACTGATTTTCCATTTGTCATCTACGATGAAAAACATGACGATTTTACCGCAGTCAAACAAGCATTGATTGGCTTAGATGCCATCACAGAGAGCAACTTAGTCGAACTAGCAGCCCTGTAATTTACATATATATAATAGAGTCATTCATTTGGAACATGTTAACATACAAAGAATGGCATTGGTAATGCGTTGCTATGACAAACTTCCACCACATCTCAGAATATGGATCTCAAGCTTACATTTTAGTTTGCATGATGATCATATTCTGAGAGGTGCGAGCGACGTCGAGCAATGTAAAAAATTTATTGAATCTGGTGGAATACACTATGAAAAACCTGGAAATGGACAAAATTGATGTTTTCGTTTTTTGAAAAGAATGAGCCTAAACTAGAATTTCTTTGCTATGATGATGATTTAGGAAATATACCAGAACCTTATCCTGCCCGCAAACTGATACCAGAATGGTATAAAGCTTTGCCAATGAAGAAGGATGTAGGCTTTGATCAATCTACTCTCAAAAGATGCCCACCTTTTCTTGATGCGATGATCACGGGTTGGATTATTCCACTCGTTGCTGATGTTGAAATCACTTCGAATGAAGATTGTTCGTTCATTGAATACAACAGCAAATATCCGAGAGCAATGATCGAGAATCATTTACAGTGGCAAGTAACATCTGACAAATGCCCCGCTCCACATTTACCAAAACCTCCAATTAAATTCATGAACTGGTGGGCAATCAACTGCCCGAAAGGATACTCACTGTTGTTTGTTCCACCATTAAATAGACCTGATCCAAGATTTACTTGTTTTTCGGGTATGGTAGACTGCGATGGTTATTTTGAGTTTATTAACTTTCCATTTGTTTGGAACGAACCCAATTTTAAAGGTATTCTACCTGCTGGTACACCGTTAATGCAGGTTATTCCAATTAAAAGAGATACTTTGTTTTCGAAAAATGTATGTAGAGCATTCAATGAAACTGAACTGAAAGCACTCAAAGGTACACGTAGAAAGCTTCAAAGTCATGAATCCCATTATCGAGATAATATTTGGGAGCGTAAATAATGGCAGTATATCAAATAGCTCCTTCTCCATCGTTAGGTATACCAGAAATTTCTTTTGCATCATGGCGTGATGGTTTTACTGAAGAAGAGATCGATAAAATAGTTAGTATTGGTGATAGTCTCACGATCAAATCTGCTAGTGTTGGACCTGATAGTAAAGTTGAAGAAGCAGTTAGATCATCTAAAATAGGTTGGATAAATCTTACGCCCGAGACTAATTTTATATATGATAGAATTGCTTTCATAGCAAGACAACTGAACGGTGAATTCTTCAATCTAGATATATGGGGATTTGTAGAGGACTTTCAGTATACTATATACGATGGAAAAGACGATCATTATACGTGGCATCTTGACAGAGGTGGAAATGCAACGAATGCGCCTCGCAAATTATCTCTTGTAATACAATTATCTGATCCTTCTGAATACGAGGGGGGAGATCTTGAGATATTTGATGCACCCGTGCCGACTCAAGTCACAAAACAAAAAGGTTTAGTAGTTGCATTCCCGTCCTTTATTTTACACAGAGTAACTCCTGTGACAAAAGGCATTCGTAAAACTCTAGTAGTATGGTTAGCTGGTCCTCAATTTAAGTGAGATAATATGACAAGAGAATGTGGAAGTTGCACGAAGTGCTGCGGTTGGTTAACTGGAGAAGCTCTTGGCCATCAATTTTGGCCAGGAAGGAAATGTCATTTTGTAACTACAAAAGGATGTTCGATACATGAACAACGACCTGAGAATCCGTGCAAATCGTTTAGCTGTGTATGGTTAGGAAATGAAAAGTTTCCACTCGGTCTTGATACTATTCCGATGTGGATGAAACCAGACGAATCAAACGTAATTATGGTTTGGAGACAACACGAAAATCCTGATCTTAGCTTTTTACAACTGCTTGAAGCAGGCGCTCCGCTAACAGCCGAAATACTTAGTTGGGCTATTCAGTATGGTTTGAACAACGGTTTAAATATATTTTATCAAGTCAACAGTGGTTGGAATAAGATTGGAAACCGACTGTTTTTAGATACAGTGATAGAGGCTGATCTTTCCCAATATACATAACATAAGGATTTTATTATGACAGACATACTTGATCAGTGGCAGTATTTTAGCTCACCTATCTATAGTATTATGAAGCCAGAACTTCTTGATTTCTCAAGAGCAGCATCAAATGCGGCGTTAAGGGCCGCGCGCAAAATAACAAAAATAAACGATGTATATCCAGTCGTGCAAGCAGATGTGTCTAACGAAGAAGATCTTCTTCCACTGATACAGTACACATTAAACACAGCATGGAATCTTTTGAGCGATCAAGGATACAACATGAATGGACTTTCGACTTATCTTACCGAATGTTGGAGTCAAGAACACCATAAGTATTCATCAATGGAGTATCATAATCACAGCGACTGTCAGTTAGTTGCTTTTTATTTTTTAGAGTGCCCGAAAGATCCTCCGCGAATGGTGATTCATGATCCGCGACCAATGAAACTTATGTTACCACTATACGAACATAATTCTTCTAACATTACCACAGCAACATCGTCTATTAATTTTACGCCAGTTCCTGGTCAACTAATGTTTGCAAATTCCTGGCTACCGCATAGCTTTACTCGTAACACATCAACCAAACCTTTCAAATTTATTCACATGAACATTGGTACACGTCCGTACATTGAACCTATAGTATATGATGCAACAGCAGAAATAATCTAATATGTCTGAGTTTATGATAAGATTCAATCAATCAAGAGGACAACCTAATCGCGGGACAGAAGATCATGTCTGGCGCGTTTTCGAAGATGGTAAAGAATATCTATGTAAAAATGTTATCATTAATGTTCCAAGCCGTGGGGCAAAGACAGGTCAAGATTGGAATATCTGTTGCGAAGGTACTATGAGCATATGTAAAGACACCTCTACAATTACTATTAACTAAATTATTATCGGTGAAATTATGAACTTAGAATTTTCAGAAATAAAACTTTATAACCCAGGAGTTCTTAAAACAAGAATTCCAGTTTCTATTTTTGCTGAGTTGACTTGTGACTTGCAAAAGCAAGTTGATAATAATCCGGAAAAATACAATACTAATTTAGCTGGGCAATTAGAAACAGAATTTCAGTATGTTATTAACGGGCAGTTTAGAGAATGCATAGAGCAAACGTTTCTTGAATATAGAAGAAAATTTAATTTTTATGAAAATCATAATTATGTCATTGATAATGATGCTTGGGTAAATTTTCAGAAGAAACACGAATATAATCCAATACATTTTCACCACAAAGCTATTTCATGGGTGATATGGATTGCAATTCCTTATGATTTAGAAGAGGAATTAAATATGCCAAATGTAAGAGAATCAAACTATAAAGTTGCATCAAAGTTTGAATTCATTTATAACTCATTAGACGGTGGAATTAGTACGACTCAATTAGATATTGATAAGACATGGGAAGGTTCTCTTATTATGTTTCCAAATTATCTTAAGCATCAGGTATATCCGTTTCAAACTTCAGACGAACATCGTATTTCTATTTCTGGTAATATAGACATTAGAAATTAATTGGGCGAAGTGGAGTTAAGACTACAATTGTCCCAGAAATTGATGAGTATGCTCTTGCGAGAGCCGCTTTTGATTTCATTGACCCAATGGTAGTATCGACTGCCTTCGAAGTATAAGACCGCACCTTCGGTAGGTTGAAAAGACTCGTGTGTATATTTTAACAATTCTTCTTTTAAAACTTCCGGAGGGCTCAGTTCTTTTTCATAGTCTAACCAACTTCTTTCAGAAATACAAAATTCTCCGCCTTCAAGATCGATTGCTTCTAAGTAACACGATATGGTAATTGGAGACATTAATTCTTCTGGTTTCAACTTTTCTCCAGCCTCAATTCTGTGCCGAAGCTTTTCATTAAAATCTACATGAGGCCACAAATCTCCAGAAGATTTATACGCCTGATACCAATATTCAATATGAGTTTTGTTACAATTAAACTGTTCTCTGTCGAGAAATTCAAGCACAGCTTCATCTGTTTTATTTGTAGGCGCATTACGATCAAAGTAATGCATGTTCGTATGCCTATTTAAACCTTCAAGAAAAGTTAAGCGAATATCTTCATCGAGAGTAGATCTACGAATAATCCTCGAGTTTCCATGGTACATTTTCAAATCTTTCAAAAACATATTTAGCAGCCTCTTTATTCTTTAAAGATTTACCAAAAGCCTTGACGAAACTGTTTGGCATTTTCTTATAGGAAGAAGCTCCTGCTTTATTATCACATTCTGCTGGATGTCGAGAAATTTCTAACTCGTCACATATCTGATTGATATTGGTTTGAGTAAAAAAATCCTCATAAAAGAAGTAGAGCGGATTTGCGAACACACTGTCCAAAGCTTCGATAGTTTCTTTATATTTACATGATATGAAATTGCTCATGACAAATCGTGAAGCTAACGACCGATTTGGAATTTTACCTCCTCCAATCATATTCCAAGAAGACCAACTCCTCTGAATAGGATCTCTCATAATATAAACTGGTACTACTTCGATATCGTATTTTAGTAAACCGTTTTTAATAAGTCGAAAGATGTTCTCACTCGAGCCTTCATAATGTGTGAAGTCACCAGTCACTTGATTTATATTTGAAACCGCTTGAAAGAAAGACTCTATGTCTTTTCTATATTCGCTTACATCTTCTAAGACAGGAACTAAATCGTCTCTCTGAATAATATTCAGTTCTTTTCCCATATCATAGAAATCTGGGTGTTCTTTAAAATACTCATATAACCAAGTAGTGCCAGATTTCTCGGCTCCTACATTCAATAAAAACTTCATAGATTTAATTGTATTAATATATTTCTAAAATTTGGCCCGTGCGTTGGAGAATCTACGTCTTCTAAAAGTTCATAGTTTGCTGCGTTTGCTCGCATACGCAAAGTTCTATGAAAGATTGAATTTGCAGGAATATTTCTATACAAATGTTTAGTTATACCAATTTCAATATTAAAATTATTTTTGGCTGTTACATTTTCTTGATTAAAAACGTAATTTCTAGAACCGTTTTCATCCGGAGCAGTGAGTGAATGTCTGCCATCTAATGTTCCATTTTCAAGGATAAACCCGCTTACAAATCCCATATCTTTTCCAGCTACAGTATCAAAAGCTCTTATCATAATATAAGTATCATTTGCGCCATGAGGATTTAATCCTGGCCACTCATTATTAATTCCGCTTTCAATTAATGTGCGCATGTTGGTTTTTCGTTCGGCGTCAGTTAATGTAGAATTTTCCGGCCAATTCGCATCAATAGCATCCTTTGATCTTTCATACAAGTCATCAAAATCTATTTCTGACAAATCATTTATAACAGTATAAACAATATTCATATCTTAACTCTCTTTGTAGCTATTATGTCTGCGATGGTATTTATCCAACCTTCTTTGCTTGTATCAAATGGTTGTTCGTGGTGTTGTTTATGCATATGTTCTCCACCACTAATAATTCCGTACCAAAATCCCATATCTTTTGGGCCATTTATATCATGATTTAGAGATGCGATCGCTGTTGACCATATCGACAATGTAG